AGGGCTATACAGCTAGCTTCTACTATAGATGAGATTAATAGTATAGGTGAGAAGATAGCGGCTAGTTACCTAGATGGTTCTCCAGAGGCAGAGGAGAAGATAAAGAAGGCAGAGACTAAAGACCTAGCTAACCTGGCGGTAGCACAGGAGAAGCTACATAGAACCTTTGATAATGTTACTGGGAACAATGTTCAGAAGATAGAGGTTAGACATATAACAACCCCAGAGGAAGCCATGAGTCTCATAGATTCGCTGCCAGAGGCAGAAGTAATAGATATAGGAGAAGATGGCTAGGTCACTAATAGACGGAAGCTATGATCCCATTTACGATCAGATTCGTGGAATACTGGGGGAGCATTTCGAGAACTACTGCTTCATTGTAATGGATGACCAGGGTGAACTATTTTATGACTACAACCATTTGCCAGCAGGTAGAATGCTTTTGCGTGAGATGCAACTGGAGATAAGCGATGATAATATAGAGATTGAGTGGGAGTTTGGGAGTGACCTAGATGAATTAGATGATGATGCAGTGGACTAAGCACCCTACGATACCTACGCCCGACAAGGGCAGGCTAAAGGCTCTATTGGAATACAAGGGGGCGCAGGCTGTCTATGATATATGGAAGGCGCGTGAGGACGCTATTAAGCTAACTATAGACGATCCCCTGCGTCATGGGGTTAACTTAGTTAGCTGGGATAGGATTAGGTGGGCATTGTCTGAGTATAATGAGGTCTTGGTGCTTGGTGGTAACCGTGGTGCTAAGACTACAGGTATGGCTAAGATATTTATGGAGTCCATTACCAAGCACATGGATGGACACGTAGTATTGTTCTCACAGAACGCTGACACGTCCGTAAAGGTTCAGCAGGCTGCCATGTGGGAGTTTATGCCCAGGGAGTTTAAACGTAAGACTAAGGGCATCGAGGGCTACATTAACTACTCTATGCAGAATGGTTTCACTGGTCAGTCTTTTATTTTTCCAGATACCAGGACTCGTGTGGACTTCAAGACCTATACGCAGTTTAGTAATAACCATACTATCTTGGAGGGTTTTGAGTTTGGGTTTCCCAATCTAGGCAACCACCCTGAGAATGTAGGTATTGGTAATGATGAGTATCTAGGGGACTCTACGCTTATCAACACACAGCGTTTCCGTCTAGCTACTAGGGACTCCAAGCTAGTCACAGGGTTTACCCCTATTGATGGCTACACAGAACTCATAGCTGATTACCTAAGAGATGCAGAGATTCTAGAGACTAAACACGCAGAGCTACTAGATGAGCCTGTAGCTGTTAAGCAGTATAGTGTAAACAGGGATGCCGGCATTGTGTATCTGCACACAGACGAGAACCCCTTTGGTGGCTACGATCGTATAGCTAAAGACTTAAAGGGCAGACCTAGGGAAGAGATATTAACTCGTGCTTACGGAGTTCCTGTTAAGTCTATGACTACCCTGTTCCCGTTATTTAGCACTAAGGTTCATGTAACAGACGAACTGCCTACAATTACCAAGGAAACCCACACTGTATACCAGGTAGTTGACCCTGCTGGTGCTAGGAACTATGTGGCTATATGGGCTGCGGTAGACAAGCAAGGGTTTATTACTATCCTACGTGAGTGGCCTGACAGAGACAGCTATGGAGAATGGGCATTGTCTGGTGATCCTAAGTGGAGGTTTGGTCCAGCAGCTAAGAAGATGGGACACGACATCCAGGCATATATAGAAGAGTTCAGGGATATAGAGAGCGACTTGGGAGTAGAGGTGTTTGAGCGTATAGGTGACTCTCGTTTCTTTGCAAGAGAGAATGAGGACAACACAGATCTGTTTGAAAGCTTTGCTTCTAAGGGAATGTTCTTTATACCCTCAAGCGGAGCAGACATTGAGACGGGGCTGTCTGGGCTAGACGAATGGATGCTATACAATCCTAGCGCAGAGGTAGATGATGCTAATAAGCCAATACTCAAAATACACTCATCCTGTGGCAATTTAATACAAAGTTTAATTAACTGGGGACATAAAGGAAAGATAGATGAACCATTGAAAGACTGGATTGACCTTCTGCGTTATCTACGCATGGCAAATGATGGCTATGGTCCAGACTATGTTTCTGACACTTCTATGAACACAACAAGAAAATCCGAGGGAGGATACTAATGGCGAAGAAAAGATTATTCCAAATAGCAAAGGAATGTGGAGTTCCTTTTGAAGAGGCTCTAGAGCTGGCGTTTCAGCATCTAGAAGAAGACATGATTACAGGCTCAAAGCATTTAACATGGATTAACGAAAAGGGGCAGGAGATATTAGATGATGTCATACCTATGCCCGATGTTTCAGCCGACAAAGAAGATGAGGAGCCAAACAGATTAATATACAGGGGGAAAGTTTTAAGGGAATGTCCGAACCCTATGTATGTTGCCGTTCACCACCGAGAACGCTTCTGCAAAGTTAACGTAAAGATTACCCGAAGGATGCAAGGACAGCTAATCGGGAAGATGATTTATTTTGAAGAAATTAAGAATGGAGACATAACCAGCTATCATTGGATAAAAAAGATTTGATAGATATGATAAACTAATAAATACCAATGTTAAGCGATAAAATTTCCGAGGAACTAACTTACGTCGGCAAAGAACCAAGTGTTCAGGCTCTGCGTCAAGCATACAATCAAACCGTAAATGAGCTAGACTCTTATTTCGATCTATGTCGTAGTAGTTACGACGACAGACGTAATTGGTGGCCAGGCAAGAGCCGTGACCTGCGTAAGCATGGCTCAGACGCTTTCCCGTGGGAGGGTGCAGCGGACATGGAGTCCCACGTCATAGATGAGCGTGTTACCAAGTTGGTATCATTGTTTATTTCTTCAATGAAGCGGGCTAACGTCAGGGCTTACCCTGTAGAGATGGGAGACATTGCCCGTTCTAAGGTAGTATCTAACTTCCTCAAGTGGATGGTATCTAGTGGTTACATCCCCCGCTTTGCTCAGGAGATGGAGCTAGGAGCCAACTATATGTTGGAACGTGGTTTATTAATTACTTACGTAGGATGGCACAGGGAAGACCGACGCTTCCTCCAGAAGCTAGACATTGATCAGATTGCTCAAATGTCCCCAGAGCTTGCCGCTATTATCTTAGAAGGCAATGATGACGATCAAATCGTCCAACTTATAAAAACAACTTTTGACGGTGTAACTGACCGTAAAGCCAAGAGAGCACTCAAAGAAATACGTAAAAGCGGAGTCACGGAGCTTCCGGTAGTGCGCCGTCAAATTGATGTTCCAGATGTAAAGACACTAGCACCTGATGGAGACTTCATGTTCCCAGCTTATGTCACCGATCCTCAACGCTCACCATATTGCTTCTGGCGCACATACTACACAGCCCAAGAACTAGAAAACAAAGTTGTTACCGACGGATGGGACGAAGACTTTGTAGACTACATGATCGAGCATTACCGTGGAGTAAACATTGATTCTATTGAGCGCGAGCAGGAAGGTCGTCGTTCTATCAGTCTTACAGATTCTGCATACGAGGCTGATGAACTTATCGAGATTGTTCATTGCTATCAACGCTTAGTTGACTCAGAGGACAGCTGTGAGGGCATCTATGAAACCGTCATGCACAAAGACTTTGATGGTAACGAAGGACTAGGAGTTCCAAGCTACGCTAAGTTTAGCCTCATGAATGGCTACGAGGACTACCCAGTTGTAGTTACAAAGCTATCAGAGGACAGCAAGCGTTTGTATGATACGCAGACTATACCTGATGTATTACGTGGCATTCAGCAGCAAGTAAAGGTAGAGCGCGACTCTCGCATTGACCGCAACAGTCTGGCTACCCTTCCACCAATTATGCACCCTGTAGGTAATGCACCTAAAGACTGGGGACCCGGTAGATATATACCATACCGACGCAAGGGCGAGTTTGAGTTTGGTCCTACCCCAAACTTTAATCAAGGTTCTTTAGAAATGGAACAAACTATGGAGCGACAAGCCAACGCATTAGTGGGGTTAGATTATGAAGACCCCATGAGCCAAATGCGTAGGCAGTTCCTAGTAGACAAGTTCTTAGCTCACTGCGCTAATGTTTTAAAGCTAGCATATCGCTGCTTCCAAAGGTTTGGACCAGACAGTATCTTCTTTAGAGTTACGGGTAGTCCAGACCCTCAGGTCTTCGACAAGGGTAATCCAGACGAAAACTTTGACATCTTAATTGATTATGATGTGTTAAACTCTGACCCAGAGGCTCAAGAAAATAAACTAAACCAGTTGGTTTCATTGACTCAGTTAGACATGAACGGCAGGATCAGCATTGATCGTCTGCTTGAGGTAGCCGCTAGTAGCATTGATCCAACCCTTGCAGACGCAGTATTGCAACCAGTAGAGGAAGCTCAAGAGCAAATTGTTAAGCAAGTTACAGATGACTTGACAAAAATCTTTGCAGGCATTGAAATGCCGGCTCGTCCAAATGGTGGTCAGATTGCAATGCAAGTTATTGAGCAATATGCGTCTCAACCAGATGTAGCACAAAGAATAGAACAAGATGAATCATTCCGAGCCAGAATGGAAAAATACCAGGGTCAGTATATGTTTGCTATGCAGCAAATGGAGAATGCCCAGATTGGTAGAATTGGCACAAACCCCGCTCAAATGGGTAACGTGGATACTCAAAGTATCTAGCATCTGTTTATTATTCTTAAACTACAACGCAATGGCAGACAATAAAACACCGACTGAGTTTGCAAATCGTAGAATCCAAGAGCAACGCTCGCAGAATTACTTCGATATGTTATCCTTGAACGAGGGCAATAAGTCGAGGGTATACGAAGACAGTAAGGGCAATCGCACAATAGGCATTGGATTTAATCTTGAGGATGCGGGTAACCGTAGTTTTTTAGATCAACAAGGCATTGATATAAACGAATTGTTTGCGGGTAGAGAGCTATCAGATAGAGAAACAAAAACTCTTTATAACCATAGCCTAACCCAAGCATTCAATGATGCACAGCAGTATGACCCTGGGTTTGCCCAAAGACCTGAAGCGGTTAAGATGACGCTTGTTGACATGGCATTTAACTTGGGTTTAACTAAACTTAACAAGTTTGAGAAGATGAAGGAAGGTTTAATGAACAACGACTATCAGACCGCCGCAGACGAGATGGTTAATAGCCTTTGGTATAATCAAGTTAAGTCTCGTGGACCAAGAATGGTTAACGTAATGCGTTCTGCAGCTAGATAATTTATGGAAGAAGATATTCAGACCCTCGCTAACTACGAAGCCTTTGCTCGTTTTATTTATTCTATTGAAGCAGCGCGTGAAGAAGTTATTGCCGACATGGCAAACTCATCAACGGAAGTAATACAGCAATTGAGTGGCCGTATTCTAGCCTATGATGACATCCTAAAGATGGTAAACTGGGACGATCTTCGTGCTCGTCATAGCCAGCAACTTGCATAGGATGTTACAATGAATTTATCGCAATCATCCAGCGTATACGGATGGACGAAATTATGACAGAAGATCACTCAAGCGACATCGCCGAGTCGTTAACAAATTCGGTGGCAACAAACATATCAGTGTCCGAGCTTGCCGCTCGACGCTTAGGTGCTAGCCAAGCATCCGAACCAACGGAGGCAGTCGAACAGACTGAAGAAGTTGTCGAGGAAGCGGAAGTTGCATCAGATGAATTGGAAGAAACAGAGGAAATTGTAGAGGAATCAGACGAGAGTTCTGAAACCGAAGCAGAGTCTGAAGTGCCTTCTGAAGACGTTCTTTCACAGATTGACCTCGATGAAATGTCGGAGGACGACCTTAGCGAGCTTGGTAAGAAGCTTGGCAGTAAAGCTGTTGAACGGTTTGGGAAACTAACCGCACAACGCAAAGCTGCTGAAGAAGAATTACAAAAGCTACGTTCAAGCATAGAAGCAAATTCTGCCAATCCACTTAAAGGAAATCAGCCAATTAAAAATAATCCCTATGGTAACATTGATACCCTAGAAGGAATTAAAAATAAAGCTGACGAAATAAATGGGATTGTAGAGTGGGCTGAAGATGTATTGTTCAATGCTGATGGTTATGGTCCCGACGACGTAGTAACTGAAGTTGAAGGCAAGGAATTAACCAAGGCTGATATACGCAAGAGCTTGCTCAATGCACGTAAAAGCCGCGATAAGTTCCTTCCCGCACAACTAAATGTTTTGCAAGCCAGAGAGCAAGGCTATCAACTCAAAGGTGCTTTTGAACAAAAAGCACAAGAAGAATTGTCCTGGCTACAAGGTGAAGACAATGATACTCGTAGGCAATTTGAAGCTATGGTAAATGATCCACGCTTTGCCGAACTAGAGGGTGCAGTTGCACCTGAAATTTCAGCACAGCTTTCATATATCATGGCTCACGCTGCTAACAGTTTGTATGGTCGCAAGCCAGTTACAGGATCTAAGCAATCCGCTCGATTGAATCCACCAAAGCAACCAACTGGTGCAGGTGCTCAATCAGAACGGAAGGTAGATTCTAGGGTCAAGAAAGTAAACGAATATAAAAATCAATTCAGTAAAACAGGCAGCAAGAGTGATTTTGTAACTCTCAGAACCCTACAATTACAAAACCGATAAATTAATATACAATGTCATTTACAAATACATTTGATACTACAAATACAGGGTCGGCTGTTTCTAACCGCGAAGACTTGACTGATGTCTTGACTATCCTCGCTCCAGAAGAAACTCCAATCCTCTCGTCCGCCGATAAGAAAAAAGCTTCCTCAACATTCGTTGAATGGACAGTTGACAGTCTTGCGGCTCCTAGCACTGCCGGTATTTCCGAAGGTGCTGATGTCACAGCTTTCACTGACCAGTTCGCTGGCCGTGCAAAGCTTGGTAACCGCGTTCAAAAGTTCCGCCGTGACTACATGGTATCCGATATGCAAGAAGCTGTCGATTCCGTAGGTCCTGCTAAGATTGCCCAGGCTGAAGCTAAAGCTATCCGTGAGCTAAAGCGCGACATTGAAGCAACTCTTGCTTCTGCTAACACTCAAGCTACTGAAAACGGTGCTGGCACAGCCAACGCTCTTGGTGGTCTTGGTGATTGGATTCAAAATGCTGCTGGTTCTGCTAATGTTCCTGCTGCGTTCCAAACACCTGCCGCAAGTATTGTTGATGCTGGTGCTACTCTTAGCGAGAGCGAGTTCAACGGCCTAATCACTTCTATCTTCGGAGTTACTGGTTCAACCAATAATCTTATGCTTATTGCTGACACCACTCTTCGTTCAGACATCAGTGACTTCGCTCGCACAACTGCTTCTGCTACAGACAATGTTCGCTCTGTGAACTACGACGGTAACAGCGGTGAAATCAAGCTATCCGTTGATCTCTATCAAAGTGATCATGGTATCGTATCCATCGTTAACGGTAACCCAGACTGTATGCCAACTCAAGGCGGCACAGCAGGCATGATGGGCTACTTGGTTAACCCTGAGTACTATGGTGTCCACGAACTCATCCCAATGGGAAGCACACGTCTTCCTAATCTTGGTGGTGGCGAACGTGGTTTCGTTGATTGCGCTTTGACCCTCGGTGTATACCACCCTGGTGCTCACGGTAAGATCGTTGATCCTGCATAATTAACCAAGGAGATATAATACTATGGCTAAATTAACCGTAAATGAAGCAAGTGGTGATTTCACTCACGTACTTGTTCTATCCGCTCAAGACATCGTTAACGCAAGCACTAATCAAACTGTCTGGGGACAAATCCCAGCCGGTGGTGCAGTTGACGTTGCCTTCGCTGTTGAGTCTGTAGCTCTTGTTGGAGCTTCTGACATCACCCTTGAAGTTGGTACTGGAACTGACGACGACACACTTATCGATAGCTTCGACATCGACGCTAACGCGGGTGCTACTGCATACAACACTGGAACAGACTTCATTCAAGCTAATGGAGACACAACAGTTAAAGCAGGAGCTTCTCCTGTTGCTGGTTCTGGTGGTGCTGCTGCAACCAATCTTATCTACAAGTTTGGTGGTACAGTTGCTAACCTTACTGCTGGTGAAGTTATCATTGGTGTTCGTGTATTCGACCCAATCCGCTTCTCTGCAAGCTAATTAAATACTGGTTGGGGGGGCGCAAGCCCCCCTGCCTTTTTAATATGGATATTATCATTCCCAACATCAAGAAATACTCCGATGGAGAAATTGATCGAGCCTTTATGAAGGAGATCAAAACTGGTTTTAATCTGGAAAAACAGACTGAACAAAAGAGAGTTGCACAAGCAGCAAAAGAAGCAAAAGAACTAAGAGGAAAGACCCACCCGGTATTAGGTAAGCCAGTTGCTACTATGCCCGCGAGAGAGTTCTTCCGTCTTACAAAGAAGTATGGTCAAGAGACTGTGCATTCTAAAGAATTTTTAAAATACTACAACAAAAAGTTTCCTGAACTAAGCCCCAACAAAATATAATGCAGGACAGAACATATAGCGATTTATTATTTCTTATACAATCTTTAGTTGGTGGGGGTAACCTAACGACAGAAGAACAGGGATCAATAGATAGTTTTATTAACCGCAGGGCGCATGAAGCATTTCAGACTAGCCAAACTTGGCCTCGGTTTTTAGTAGGTTCAGAAAAACGTAATATTATCTCATATGTTCTTTCAGGGGCAACTGGAAATGTTTCTGGCGCTAATGGAAACTATAGATTTATAGGTCTTAACGATGGGGACATAGGAACAGCTGGAACTAAGGTTTACGAAGACTCAAATCCAGCCGCTCCTGTAAATTTAATATACAAAAATAGCAGTAATGCTTGGATAGTAACCTATGCTGCTGCGTTTTCAATAAATTCCGATGGAACAATAGATATTACTGACGCTGGAGCAACTCAATTTACAGAAGCAGATTCTATAAAAAAAGACAGAGTTGAGGATGTAGAAACTTGGACACCTAGTCAAACCTCAGAAGCTTTATTAGTTGCTGCCAAAAATCTTATTCCTTATGCGGAAACAAATAAAACTAATATTGGAGAGTTTTTAAAGGTTTATCGCAAAAAAGCATTTCTCAATGACTCAAGCCTAGAGTATGATTTCTTTGTAGATTTTGACGGTGCTAATATTCTTAATGTTGCAAACACAACTGATAATGCAGCTTTTGTTACTTACAAGAAAGAACTACCTCAGTATACAATCACTAGCACTGATATACCCGGTGAATGGTTTTTCTTTATGGCTCACGGGGCTTATGCTGACTTCCTTCGCATGGAAGGAAAGGTTGAGCAGAGCATGGCCGAAGAAGGTGTAGCTCAAGGTTATCTAGCACAAGAGCTAGAAAAAGTAGACAATATGTCTAACAATAATGTTTTTAGAAGGTTCTCAACTCATGGGACTAGACAATCAAGGTAAAATATAATTATGGCAAGTTCAAGAAATAACGCACTGGAGTTTAGCTCCGTAGGTTCTATAGTTATCAATGCAGCCGACGGTGCAACCGCCGGTTCTTTTGGTGCTATTCAGTTTCTGAAGGATTCAACTCTTTCAGGTCTGACTGCTACTAATGTTACTAATTCTGCCGATCTCCTTACAACTCTAGGGGCAGGCACAATTATCTATGGTAACTTTACTAGCGTTACCATTAGCGGTGGCTTAGTGCAACTACACAAGGTCTAGTATGCACGTTAGCCTTGATTCAGCCCTGGGTCGCCAGCGTCGGCTGAACTCAGTGGGCGAAAGTGCCTTGCAGATTGCTCCTAGTGCTACGGCGGCATACAGCCTCCGTAGTCTCACTGGCGGTGATCCCAGGGTTGTGCGTGTGCGTCGGGACACAAGTGGTGGCGCGGGAGATGATGATGAGCAAGACTTTACTGTTTCTGGTATATCTTCTGGTGCTTTAGTTAACTTTGTTGGTTCAGGCAATGATGGCTATGTAGATACTTGGTATGACCAGTCAGGTAACGGCAGAGATGCAATACAACCAACTGCTACAAGTCAACCTAAGATTGTTAACGATGGTTCTTTATTGGCTGATGGTCTGACATTTAATGGAAGTCAGTCATTCGCTATGCCTTCTAGTATTATTTCTAATATAAATTCTGTTTCGTGTTTTCTTGTATGCAAAGGGAGAAGTGGATTTAATTACGCTACTGCATTGTCAATTTCTAACGCAACGAACATAAAACTTTCCTTAGCAACCGATACATTTGGTTCATTTTACAATTCATACGGATCTTCGTTTACAAGCCTCGGTACTCCTGATGACGCAAAACATTTAATTTCCCTAGTAGTGGGGGATTCAGGTGCTGAATCATTCAAAGATAGTACTTTAAAGGGAACACTTGCTACTGCATCTGGCTATACGGCGTCAGCGTTTATTGGAAGCGACCCAAATTTAGGGACTTTTTGGGCATCGCAGATTGATGAAGTAATTATCTATGACTCCAACCAAAGCGCAAATCGAGTAGCCCTTGAAACTAACATTCAAACCGCATATCCAACCCTACCATAATGCTTTATTTAATATACGCAAGCAAAGAAGCCGCCATTGAACGAGCCGACGAAGAAGGCAAGGAAATTGGCTATAGCTATTGGATCAATGGAATAGGCACACGTTGGCTTACCTACCCTGCTGAAACTGCTGATCATATGTGGGCATTGGACGTAACTGACTACGATCTGGACGAGTCCGAGGAATCATCGACAGTTGACCACTACGTACCCCTATCCCTACCCGACAAACACACCCCTACCTGACCCTGAGGACTAAACGCTATGCAAGATATTATCTACAGATCAACAATCGGAACAGGAGGCTTTATAGCTACCATTGAGCTATCTCCCGTGAACGAACTGCTTGGTTTCTGCGTGGGTCTATCGACCTTCATCTATATGGCTGCATCCGCCATCAAGGTAATCAAAGAACTACTAAAGAAATAATGACACCAGAACTACTAGCAATGCTTGGAGGAGGGATCAGTGGCTTCGTAATGAAGCTCATTGGGACACAGATGGAGAGCCAGGCTCGCCAGTTTGAGCGCATGATTACGTCCCAGCAAGCGGCAGATGCTTCGGCAGATGCAGCGGCTAAACGTAATGGTGGTGTGTTGGTTCGTAGGTTCCTAGTAGTATCCACCGTCTTTGCCATTGTAATAGCCCCATTCGTCTTTGCGTGGACTGACGTAGGGGTAACCATAGGTAGAGAGACAAACGGCTTTCTAGGGCTATTCAAGAGCCTGCAATGGGACACTGTGCAGGGCTTTGTTATTTTACCAGAAATTAGGCAAACTGCCCTAGCCATCGTAGGCTTCTACTTTGGTTCATCACAAATTAAATGAATGAAGTTTTACAAATCATCGCATCTCTCTGGCCTATCGGTATTGGCGTTATTACGCTCATCATCGTGCTAGCCAGAATGCACTACAACATCGAAGCTCTTACAGAGAAAGTAAAAGTCCTGTTCGATTTTCACAACAAAAGAAACAAATAATATTATGCCACAAGGAAAAGGAACATACGGAAGTAAGGTAGGTCGTCCATCTAAAGCTGCTAAGGCTAAGGGAGTAAAGAAAAAAGCTATAAAAAGGAAGGGTAAATAATATGTTCATGCCAGCAAATCCATCAGATCCAAATGCAGAATTTACTAGACGCAATAATACAGAATGGGTAAAACGAAAAATTATCAAACAAGATGGCACTAAAGGGTATTGCTCAGATCATAGGCAAGAGACTGATCCATCTTGTTGGCAAAAAAAGAGTTCTCGGCCGATAGGTGAACGCAGATCATACAATCCTGGTCGTAGGTTTGCAGGAGGAGCACCTCGGGTGGGAAATATGCACCGACCACACAGCTTCACTATTGGGCGTTTTTAACCATGAACAGAAAAATACTCAGCGTCGCAAGAAAACTTGAGCAAGCATCTAAGGCTCACGCTGGGCAAGCAAAAGTTCTACGCAAAATTGTAAAATCTAAAATGTCTAAAAAGAAATAAAGATAATTAATATGTATACTAGAAAACCAATAAATAAAGGTAAATCAGGAAAAGGTTCCTGTGGAGAAAGAAAAGGTTGCGGCTGTAAAGACAAAGGATAATGCCAAAGAAAGCAAAGAGTGGAGGTAAGATATGCCCGGAAGGTAAAGCCTGGGCTAGACGTACGTTTGACACGTATCCGTCCGCCTATGCGAATATGGCTGCATCCAAGTATTGCAAGAATCCTAACTATGCAAAGAAATCCAAGGGTGGTAAACGTAAAAGAAAGTAATGGCTCAGTTAGAACAATGGAGAAAACAGAACTGGGTAAGGATTGGAACTGATGGATCTATCAAAGGACCTTGCGGAACGTCGAAGGATAAGAAAAACCCTGACCGTTGCCTCCCTAAAAGAAAGGCTCTTAGTCTTACGAAATCGGAGAGAGCAAGCACAGCTAGAAAAAAGAAAGCAGCAGGAGCCAAAGGAAAAACAGTCGTAGCAAATACACCCAGAGCAAAGGTAAGAACTAAATGAGGAAGGAACACAAAAGTAAAAAGGGAGGACTCACGGCGGCTGGTCGTGCTCACTTCAAGCGCAAGACTGGTGCTAACCTCAAGCCCCCTGTTACTGAATCTAATCCAAAAGGCAAGAAGCTAGCTAGAAAGAAATCATTTTGTGCCAGGATGTCTGGCGTTAAGGGTCCAATGAAGGACGAGAAGGGAAGACCAACACGCAAGGCACTTGCATTGAAGCGTTGGAAATGTTAATTTATAAATAACTATGGCTAGTACAACTGTAAACTTTAATTTAAAAACCGCTGGTTACGCTAACTACGCTAATCAGACGTTAACCTTTACCCTTCTTAGTGCGGGTGCTGAGGCATCCTCTGGAACTCAAGACTATGTTGTCTTACCTGGGACTGTAACAGCAACAAGTGATGCTAATGGTGACGGGAGTGTAAGTCTATTCAGGAATGGTAAATCTGGCATTGATAGTGTTTATGAGGTAGTTTTTCCAAATAGAGAACGAGCTAAATTTATTATACCTGCAGGAAGTTCTACGATAGAACTTGCTACACTTATAGTAGATAACGTGCCGAGTGGGTCTTCTACACAACAAAGTTCTGTTTATGATAAAGCTATTCAAAGAGCTAACCATACTGGAACGCAGACCATAAGCACTATATCTGATGCCGGAACAATAGCTTCCCAAAACTCTAATGCAGTTAACATTGATGGTGGGGCTATTGATGGAGCCGTGATTGGTGCTAACTCCGCAGCTGCTGGAACATTTGCTGCCCTAACATCTGCTGCCCTAACATCTACCTCAATAAGTGTATCAGATGGAGATATTACTAATGTTGGTAACATTAACTGTGACACAATTTCTTCTGATGATGCCTCAACTGGGCTAAATGTTGTTTTTGATGGAACTGACACTGGGGATAACAAAATTACTCTTACGGACAATCTTGCTAATGCTTTAGATATTACTGAGTCTACAAATAGTTATTTAAAGTTTACCACCACTAACAGCGGAGAAAAGGTAGTAATTAGCAAAGACTTAGACATATCTGGTACAACTACGGCTGCTGCTGTTACTGGAACTACTATTACTGCTAGCACTAAGTTTGCGGGAGCCATTGATGGAACAGTTGGTGCTACTACCCCTGCTGCCGTTACAGGAACTAATGTATTAGCTACTACGACGTTAGGCTATAAGGCTGGTAGTGGTGGAACTGTTACTCAAGGAACAAGCAAAACTACTGCCGTTACCCTTAATAAAATAAACGGTGAAATTGTAATGAATGCCGAAGCGTTGGCGGATGATGCTACTGCTGCATTTACATTGACTAACAGCACAATAGCTGCAACAGATGTTGTTATTGTTAATGTTGCTAGTGGTGTTGCGGTAGCTGGATCATATCAAGTTACTGTAGGAGCCGTAGCTGCAGGTAGCTGTAGCATAAGTGTTTTAAATGTAAGCGGAGCTTCTAGGACCGACACTATTAAACTTAACTTTGCAGTAATTAAAGCAGTCGCATCATAATGGCAGTATATCACAGAACTCAAAGGCTTCAAATCTACGGAAATAAACCCGAGGTTGAACAACTATTTGGCAATCGTTACCGAATGACCGTTCGTTGCATAGCCAAGAATGATACTGAGGCTTGGTACGACAAAAACAAAGATCAGATATTTGCCAACTTTGGAACATTGTATGATGCTGAAATGTCTATTGACGGCATTCCTTCTCGCACCGGGGAGGCTTATAGCAATATGGCTCTAGTTAAGAACGAGGCATCTTATACGCAAACGGGGGAGTATGTTATTTTATTTACATATGAAACTCTTACAGACCAATTCGTACAAAACGTAGCCGACAAGGTAGACTTTGAGATTAATGGTTTAATGCGTATTACTAGATCGGTCGTAGCATTGAATGGATCAGAATATTCTAAAGAAGTTGGTACTGGTTCATCCATAACAAGCGTGGGTCATGGAGCATCAACAGACCAACCAGTAACTCTTTACTTGTCTCGCGCCCTAGAAACTTCCAAAAGAGATTACGAGGTTGGTTACGTAGAAGTAGTTGAAACCTGGCTTCAGGCAGGAATCCTTAACAGGGGAACTGTGGACATGGATGATGGTTCATTGCAACAACGGGTTACTAGTTACTTGGCAGTCGAGCCAACAGCTCTTGGCATTGTTACTAGAAGAGACACAGGATCATTTGAGGGTTTATCCACTTTTACCGTTACTGAAATTTTAGATTCAACTGGCTCTGCTTTATCATCAACTGAACCAAATTTAGTAAAAACAACATCAAGCATTTCAAGTTTTTCTGTACCTGGCCTTGTTAGTCTAAGAGAAAACGCAAACACAGAATTTACTACGGAGACCGATGGCACTATTCTGGGAAATAATTATATTAATTTTTCTTTTGATCTAAGGGGTCCAATTGACGTTTCTTGTCCTACTCAAACACTAGAGTATTTGCAAACCGAAAAAGAAATACAAAGTGCTGATTACAGGTTAGGTAGTGCAACTGGTCTGTGGAGTCCAGGAAGCTGGGCTAGTTCTAGAATTACCGGAATTGATAAAAAAAATAAACCGTTCAGCGTATCAAAGGCATATAGAGGGTACAGAGCACCAGAAAATTTAATAAGGTTTGAGGAAGACCCTGTGACTGGAAGTAAATTTGCTTCAGGATTAGAGCGATATATCTCGTCTCCTCGATCATTAAGTAATGCTAGTTCAACTGGGAGGAGAATGACTGTTTTTATAGATGGTTATCAAATGGCTAATAAAATTCCACCAATCATTGAAATAGGGGGAGGTCCAGAAAACCCTGTAGGAAAAAAATATGTAACCAACATTACAATTCAACCAGATTTTAAAGATATAGATGGAGTCGTATATTATAGGAAAACAGTAACGGTTAAAGATGTAAAGGGAGATGCTGTAGATGACGCTTCTAGTGGGGATTCGACGGACAATAAGCTAGCCAGTTATACCGCTGATGCCGTAACTGCAGTTAGCAATATTACTGGAGGAAGCACAACAGCCCGGACGTTAGAACTAGACGCAAGTTTATATTCTGAAGAAGATGATTACTACCAAGGGGCATTGCTTGAAGTGTATGCTAGAGATTTAAATAGTACTAATGCCTTTAAAGATCTTCAAAGATTTATGGTTAGTGGCTATAACCCAGAAAGCAATAAAATTTTGCTAGTTAACAATCTTAATGACAATCAGGCGGCAGGTCGTTACAGGTCAGGGACAGAATCTGATATTACTAACTATGATTTTGCTAGAATAAGACTGTCTAGATACGACGTAAATGGAACTGTAGTACATAACAAGAGAGCGACCAGCAGCTACCGTAGCATTACAGTTACGGGAGAGTTTACGCCATTTAAACAACAGCGACTAGAATATGATGGATCAGTCCCCCCCCTCAACTACAATATTGATTATTCAGGATGGTCATTAAGAGTTGGTATCCATGATTTTCCAATAATAGTTCTTGTCGCAGATAGGAGGACCAAGAGTAATATTTTTCGGATTGCTACCACCAGTCTTTCTCTCGCAATAAATGCGGGTGATACTTTTACATTAATACCGCCCGTAACATACACTTGGCCTACCCTTTAATATGCCAGTAACTGACAAACAAAGATTTTTTCATAATGCCGCGAAAGAAGGTGAACGCTTGGATCAGCAAGCAAGAGAAAGAAATGCACACGATCGACAACGAAGACGACAAGAGGATCGAGATTTCGATAACTCCATAGGTGAAATTGAGGACAGGTACAAAGAAGCTATAAATAACGCAACTGACACGAGAGATAAACGTGACTTAAGAAAAGAGCGAGATCAAGTAATTAGAGACGCGAACGAGAGAAGGGAAAAACAGGATAATCCAACAAACAGAAATACAACTACCGACGATGACTCTACAGACACTACTGGCAGTTATCCAGAGAATGGAGCTGATGGATCACCGGGCGGTGGCGAAGAGTCTGGAACTTTTACCTTAGACATAGTCAAAAGCGACAACACGGCTGGAACAGCAACCTTTAGTGGAAGCGGAGTAAACTAATATGCCCAATGCCATCCTAAGAGCAGGTCCATTCGCAAGTTCATCCGACTCATTTTTAAACGAGCAAGACCCACTTATTGTTGGTAGCTTTGCTAATGTCAGTGTTTATCCAGTTAATTGTGCTAATACAACTTCTTCATCAGCTTGGCCTTGGAGGTATAACGACGTTCTTAGTAAAACTTTAACTACACATACTGGGTGTGAATCTACTCCAGGTGGAGATTCACCTACTGAAAGTTCGGCAACCTCTAATTCTGGATCAGTAAAAACCGCCACTGGTAATTTTTCTGCAAGCAATTCGGCAAGTTCTAATCGAGGGACTACAATAGTAACAGGGTTAAGCTTTGCTTATCAAGCAACGCAAAGTTTTCAAATTAAAATAACTTACAATGGTTTAGCTTCAGCTAGTGCTGGTCAGGTAATTGACACATCTAGCAATATACAATTTCTTGACAACACGACTGGAGAGAACTTTAACGGTTTTCCTAGTTTAAGTGGCTCGTTAACTAAGACGCTGCCCGCATCTGTTGTTCCTGCTTATTATTCTGTTACATTAGAAGTGAGTATTGTCATTGAGTTCCCTGACGATATTTGCATACCAAACACTGGAAGTGCCAATGCCTCTGCGACTTTAGGTCTTGAATTTTTATAACAACTAACCCCTTACCCCCTATGGTATAATAGGACTAACCCCTTCATTTAAAACATTAAAACATTAAAACATTAAAACATTATGGCACTTAGAGTTGGACAATCAGCAGAAGCAGATCGCTACAGACCTGGAGGAAGAAATTATCGTGGTCCCGTCTTTGGACAACAACAGCAATCTTCGCCGCTTGAACTAAAATATTCTATTCCAACGGGTGGATTCATGGGGCAAAACCAAATAGGGGGACAGTCTAGAATTAATGTATATAGAAGACCTGAACCCGAACTTACCCCTGAGGAGCTTGAGGAACAACAGTTTAAAGAAAGAGCAGAGCGATACCAGCGAGATGCGGCTGAATTTCAATTAGCTCAAAGAGAAGCTGAGTTAGAGCAATCAAGGCGTGATCGACAAATTCAAGAAAACAGAGATCGTAATGCTGCTCGCCAAATTGCAAATAGAACTTATATGCTTGATGGAAGACCAGTTAGTGCTGAAGAAATGAAAGCTGCCTCTGGCAGATATTTGCCAAATTATACAACTCTACCAGAGGTAACTCCCGAACAACAAAGGGCAAATTCTTTACAGCAATCTTTAAGTCAATTT